ACAGGCCCACAGGAGATACTCAAGTCGCTCAGGCTAAAGATACTGCTCTAGTATTCCTGATTATCTTAAAACGTGATCGGGACTCTAGGATAGAGGATGAAGACTGGGTGGATGGTTTATACACTTCTGAAGCAGAAGAGTTCGAAGATAAAAATTAAAAAATAATGGTTAAGTATGTCCGATAAAGTATACACAAGTAAGTATTATACTGTAGATCAAATTGATGAACGATTACTTCAAGGATTCTATGATGATGTAAAGGCGAAAGGATACACTGGTACCTATGATCAGCTTAAGAGTGATGTTATTTCTATCGCTTCTAAAGCAAGTCAAGCTGCTTTGGAATCATTGAAAACTACCTTGACTAATCAGATCACTGATCTGCAAAGTCAGATAACGGCTCTTGATAAAAAAAGCTTTGGAGTCAAGAGTAGTTAACACATCCTAATACCCAATCGATATGAGTAACAGTGTACATGAAGCTATACATTCAACTGGAACTGCTGGGATTCTTACCATCATTGGTAACAATCTAGTACAGTTCTTATCGGACTCCATTTGGTTATTGCTAGTGCCAATCGTATTAGTACTAGCAGACACCTGGTGGGGTGTAAACGAGAGTAGGAAAAACGGTGAAGAGATCAGGTTCAGTAGAGCTGGCTGGAAAACTCTTCGAAAGGTAATGGATTATTATACATTGCTCTGCGTGGCTATTGTAATATGCCATACACTCCCCGAAGACTTCCCAATCTCCAATCAGTGGGTGATGTTCTACTTCTTGCTGATCCCCTCACTTTTCGATTTATCAAGTATCATTGGGCACATCCTAGTGATACACGATATCAAATTCAATCTAAGAAAGTTTATTATTAACCTGATTAAATTTAAACAACCAGAGGTTGGTAATGCACTAGACAACTCATTAGAAGACAAATAAATAAAGTCATGAGAGAGTATGTAATTGTTAAAACCACGGCCGACTCAGAAGAGGAACGCCATGAAGATTTCAAAGTGGGCTTAGCTCATGAGAAATTTGCGAAAGAGTTGATGGGATCCGAGGATTTCATCGAGTATGTGAACAAGCATGGATATCATTTTAGTGATGATCTAGCTACCTTTGCTTGCAAAGCAATGGAGAACACCGATGGCAGCTATCACATTTGGACTCCAGAAGAAGTGAAGCAGGCCCTGGGAAGAGTTTCCTTTAGTAACAGGAACAATTGTACTATTGGAGATCTGACTTACCTGGCTAATATGGCTTATGCCGACTTCTATCCAAAAGTGATTGGTAATGTAGATGGCTGCTTGAGTTATGCTGTTTCTATTGCGGATGATCCTGACGGTTATGAAGGAATGGTGTTTATGAGATATCTTTCGGATGTGATCGGGAAGGAAATCAAAGTTAAATGGTTTAATTAAACCTTATAAATTATGTATCAAAGTAAATATTACACTGGAGAGGAGATCGATGAAAGGCTCCTCCAAGGTACCTATGACGACGCAGTAGCGGCGGGATTCACAGGTACGAAAGCTGAGTTTGATAAACTTTTGGCTAATAGCGCTGAGGTGATTGATAACTCTAGAATCGTACAGGAGACTGGTACTTCTACTACAGATATTATGTCGCAGAAGGCTACTACGGATGAGTTAAATAAAAAATTCAATGCCGCCTCTGTTGTACAGGAAACAGGAGCGTCAGCTTCCGCCGTGATGAGCCAAGACGCCGTGACCACCGAATTGGACAAAAAATTAAACGTGGCAGATATCGCTTCGGAGACTGGAACTGCCACCAATGTACCAATGAGTCAGCAGGCCGTGACAGAAGAGTTAGCAGGTAAGTCTTACACTGATGGAATAGATAGTCAAATGGTGGTAGTATCTGCCGATATTGATTCTGATTTAGAAATTGCTGATGATGAAGGTAATGTATTGGCAAGATTTGAAAACGGAAATATCAAGACTAAGAATTTTGATAGTAGCCAGGCCCTTAAAAAAGATAACATTGTTCAATCCGTTGGCACATCTACTACAACCATGATGAGTCAGCAGGCCGTGACAGAAGAGTTAGCAGGTAAGTCTTACACTGATGGAATAGATAGTCAAATGGTGGTAGTATCTGCCGATATTGATTCTGATTTAGAAATTGCTGATGATGAAGGTAATGTATTGGCAAGATTTGAAAACGGAAATATCAAGACTAAGAATTTTGATAGTAGCAATGTACCTTCTTTTAGAAATAGAATAAGGATTCTATGCTACGGAAATTCTTGGTCAAATGATGCTTTTAATTATCTTCCTGCATTAATAGAAAATATAGTTGAAAATGTAGATGTTCAGTTTGGAATAATGTATATTGGGGGGTGTAAGTTAGAAGGGCACTATGAATGTTTTATCGACCAATCCAAAAAATATTATACATTTCACTTATGGAAAACAGAAACTGGTAAATGGTTATCTTATAGCAGCAAGGCCTTTAATTTTGCTCTTGAAAATTACGAGTGGGATATTGTTTTATTTCAGCAACAATCTTCCGCTGCGAGAGATTATTCAACCTATCAACCGTATTTAAATGATTTAATTGATGGTATCTTTGGTATAGCAAAATATCCTATCAAAATAGGATGGCATATGACACCACCATATCCGGCTGGGCATTCGCCAATAGGCGATGATACATCAGAGAGTATGTATGAGAAGATAGTATCAAGTGTACAAAAAGTTATAGATGAAACAGCTATACAATTTGTAATTCCGGATGGAACTGCTATTATTAATGCTATGAGTACAACTTTGGATTCATTGGGAGATTTTGGGCATCTATTCCAAGAGGGTGCGCATCTTCAAGAGGGTATTCCTTGTATCCTCGAAACATATGTCGCAGCGATGAAGATATTTGAGATTTATGGCATTAACCAAAATTCCATTTTCTGTTCGAGTATCCGACCAACAGAAGATTGGATAGATTCAATTAATGGGTTACAGCGCAATGGAGAGTCTGTAGGAGTAACGGAAGGAAACATCTTATTGGCGCAGAAGGTTGCAATGATATCTATCAAAAAACCATTCGAAAGAACTGATTGCGGAGCTTTGTTTGAATAAAATATTTATTAACATATAAATTGTAAAATATTATGGGAAAAGTTTTAGTAATTAAAGGTAAAGATTTTAGTAAAAATGCAATTAGTAAAATCGCGATTGCAGACCCAACCGACATTACGTCGATGGCATTTAACGGCTATTTGAATGGAGGATATTTATATGTATTAAGCGAAAATCCGGATGATGGCATATCCAAAACATATATTATCCCTACGAAAACTGGTTATAGAGGCGGTTTGTTTACACTTAGAGATAAGGTCGAAATAACAATCCCTGCTGGTTATAGATTTCGTTTAGTATTCAACAATACAAGTACTGGCATAGTTGAAAAACCAAATGTAAAATATAATATAAGAGCAGAAATTGTTACAGTAACTAACCAAAATATGGTCGTAGAGACAAAAGACCTTCTCGGTATAATAGGTGAAACATATCCTGCTGCTTTCCCATATTGGTCATTGAATATATCACGAAATAGTTCGGGAGAGTTAACGCTTGATGAATTAATCAAAAATGGATTTAAGGTTAAGATGTTAAACTTAAGCGCACTTTTTTGGGAACCGACTGCATTTGGTAGTTGTATAAGCGAAGACGGTAGCGAAACAGAAGATTCAAAAATAGATTCTATGCTGTTTAGGTTAACTCCAGGCAGAACTTATTCTGTTACCCAACAAAGTGAAGGATTAAATGCACGTATTTTTGTTAGAAATGAAGATACATTAACCCAAGACTCGGTTTTTACTAATTACCAGTTCAATTATACATGCCCCGAAGATGGCAGTCAAAGAGTAATGCAGTTAATAAGAGAAGTAGACAATGAAAATCCGATCCCGTTTGTTTCAGTCTATTAGCGAGAGATGTTTCCTAGTAACCCTACCTAATTAATAGTAATTAAACTAGGAATGTTATAAACCTTTGAAATAGTCATATTTATAAAACCTTAGGTTTAATTTTTTAACAAATTCTAAGATTAGTTAATTTTAACTCCCAAGCAAAATTCCCGAAGATTATCAGGATCGAATCTCACACTCTCCCTTTTCATTATACGTAGTGTAATAGCCTAGTCCTTAAGTAATCTTAAATAATATTAAAAATAAATTGCTGTATATTAGGGAGTTAAACTTAACAAACTTAGGTTTAGAAAGGGTAGTAGGCATCAAAACTTACTACCCTTTCATTTTGATAGCTACTAATATTACAATACCCTTTTACCATTATATGTATAAAGCTCTGGCCAGGATTTTTATATTATCTAGAATTAACTAATCGTTTAATCTTTTAAATCCATTAAAGTATGGGCGAAAGTACAGAAAAGGTCTACTGTTTCGATAGACCTAACGAAAATCAAAATGCTGCCCTTTGGGCAACGATGGCAAACAATAAGAGTAATGAAATGTTACCGTTTGCTATGATGAATGGTGGTATGAACAACCAGTGGAACAACCCCTTCATTTACCTTGTGTGGATGATGTTCGCTGGACGCTTCTTTGGAAATGGCAATGGTTGGGGAAATGATGGCAACGGTGGTGGCCAGGCTCAACAGAACATTGAAGTACAGAATCAGCTTGCTGCTATCCGTTCTCAACTTTCTGATAACCAGAACTCTAATCTTGTCATGGATGCGATTAAGGGTAACAATGATGCTATCTCTCAGCTGGCCCATAACCTCAACTGTAACTTTGGTGCTCTTCAGGGTGCTATTTGCGATGTACGAGGTGGAATCGATAAGCTGGCTGGAGAAGTCGGTTTCTCTGCTGAGAAGGTTATCAATGCAGTTGGTATGGGTAATGCTAACTTGGTACAAGCTCTTCAGAACTGTTGTTGCACCACTCAGAAGTCTATTCTGGAAATGGGTTATCAGAATCAGCTCTCTAACTGCCAGCAGACTTATGCAGTAACTTCAGCAGTAAGAGATGCTTCCGTAACTAACCAGCAGAACTTCATGGGTATTGGCAATCAGATCCAGCAGGGTTTCTGCCAGGTAGGCTACAACACTCAGGCTCAGACTTGCTCAATCATCGATGCAGTAAATGCTGCTAACCAACGTACAATTGATACGCTTAACTCTCACTGGTCACAGGAATGCTCACAGAAGCTCCAGGATGCTAAGTTTGAGATCTCTCAGCTCAAGCAGAACCAGTACTTAGCGGGTATCATCAACGGATGTGGTTGCAATAGTGGCTGCGGATGTAATAACTAATACTTAGCCATCATGTTAAAAGTTTCTCCAGCAGGAGCTACGGCTGTTGCTAACCAGTTACCTATCTTAGTAAGTATCAAGGAGAAGTTATGCAAACCTTACTGTATAGATTCAACTACTCAGCCACAGGCTTCAGTTATCTATACAATCGGAACTCCAGTCTTTAGTAACACAACCGTATTCCTTCCAATCACTGCTACTGTTACCATTGTAACTAAGGGTTGCGGATGTAAGGCAACTACACAACTCTACACAGAACAATTCGATGTAGCATTCCAGAATCAAACTGGAGTACCTAAATCAATTACTCTCACACAACTTGGTAGTACTCAATTAGGATCTGATCTACAATGTGGTAGAGCTCATTCCTATTCTATCTATGATTCTTTAGTTATCAAGATTACACCCCAATCAACTGCACTTGCTACAAGTGATTCCGATGAATCCCAATCTTAACTAATAGAATATTACTAAGAGCTGGTCACAACAGGCCAGCTCTTTTTATTTCCACCCTTTAAAACTTAAAATTATGCTCTTCAAGAATTTCACAACAGGCCAACCAGTATACATATTTGATAGAGTAAACCTTACTCTTACCAAAGCTAAAGTAACTAATGTTACTCCTTCTCACCTGAGTAATAATCCGGCTCAACCAAACTACAACCCAATGCCGTTCAATTATCAGAATCCCATGAACAGCAACATGGTAGTAGATATTACAATCGAATCAGAAGGCTCATCCAAGATATATACCTTCAAGGATTCTACGGAGATCGGTTATACGGATTCCTTAGTTATCTCAGGAGAAAGGGATCTGATCCTCAAGGAGGTTGGAGATATGAAGAACCAATCCGAGGATGCTCTCAAACAAGTGGATCTCCACAAAGAACGAATCGAAAAATGTACAAATATTATTGCTGAGTTCAGCCCAGAGGTAAAGGAAAAGAAACTTATGGAAGACCGATTCCATAGCATAGAAACTACCGTATCAGATATGAGCAAGGTAGTAAACAGCCTTGCAAAGAGCGTACAATCTCTAGTAGATGAATTTCATAAATAGGGATTAAGGGTGGGTTTTCATTATTGGACTCCCACCCCTATTCGCGTTTATAGGCATACTTTAGGATTCTGCTAGAGCAAAAGCAACTAAATTAGGTGAGATTACTTATTACTATAAACTTAAAACTCTAGAAGATATGGCAACTAAATATCAAATTAATCACTATCTTGATACTCCTTTGGGTAGGATTCACTTCTATGCAGACCCTATCCAACAGAAGAAAGCCGAGAAACTTATAAAGGATACTCCTCACATCTTATTCGATGCTTATGAAGATGCCGCGATGAGATTTGGTAAAGAGATTATAAAAAGAGCTAGGCAATGTATAGATTCTGGATTACCTCCCAGAGGAGCATACTGGCCACCTCTTTCTCCTAAGTATATAGCCGCCATGGGAGGTGATGACCGCTTTTATCTGAAGACGGTCCAATACTATGAGTCAATCGGTATACATCGAGAGAATGTATATTTCCAGAATGGTACCTTTGCAAAGACCCGAATCTTTATTGGCTTACCAAAAGGTGTAATGAAAATCCCTCCAAGGTATTCTCGGAAGCATCTCTTATCCCTTATTCAGGTAGCAAATATCCTGGAGAATGGATCACCCCGAAGGAACATCCCTCCAAGACCTCTTTGGAAACCCTTGTATCAAGACCTGAAAGGTAATGAACGTATAAAGACTTTCGTAATAAAAGCAATTCAACGACAACTTAAAAAGTATATGTAATATGGTAAGTTCAGAAGAAATCATAGAGAGGTCATTCTATATGAACCTCCTACAGGTAGCATTGAAATCTGGATTAACTCTAGATCCCGATGATTATCTTGATGAGAATGGCCGGCCAACTGCTGAATCTGAAAAGAAGTATAAAGCCGACCTAGAAGAGATTAGTAAAAAGAAGTTTGTAGCTATCTTTGGTATTGGCAATAACCAAGAGAGAGGTATAAAGATGGTACCCCGAATTACTTTGGAACTTCAAGGTTATTATCCTGGAACCATAGGTATGGAAAGGTACCAAGTAGATGACAAGTTCCCAGAGAATCCCTGGGTAATGGAAACGGGGTATACTACTAAGGAAGTAGTGATCGATGTACACCTTGTATCAAAAACACAAGCTGATATGAGATTACTTCATAGTATTATGTATAAAGCATTACCTTCTCAAGGATATATTAAACCTTATCTCAATGATAAGGAAGCTTTCGTATCATCCGGACTTCTTCAGTCTAATAACATCTACATCGAAGTAGGTAACTATTATGACCACCAAGATACGGACCATGGTCTACTTGAGCATGTATATCAATATAAGGTATCTGATGGCATAGTGACCGAAGAGGAAACGGACATGGAACTGGTACCCATTAAGGATATCACTTGCTTGATAGGACCAGACACAATGGAAGAACATGAGATGGAAGTTCTGCATATTCCTTAATAGCGATACTCCAAGGCTTTTAATAAACTACGAACCGAATCAATTAACATAAAACATAAACAATTATGCCAAATTCTCCTTCTATTAACTTCAAGATTGAGAACAACAACTTGCCGGAAGCAACTCCGCAACTTGGTGTCTCTTGTCTTTTGGCCAGAACAACGAGAGGACCCTACAATGATCCCTCAACTCTGCTGAGCACCTATGCTCAATTCCAGAAGTTGTTTGGCGAGGAAATTGTACCAGATGGTACTCCTTCTAATATCGAGAAGGCTTTCATTGGTGGATCCAGGTTGCGTATCATTCGTGTACCGGGCTCTGGTTATTTTAAGGGAGTACTCTTAACATCCTCCACGGATAGTTCTACTACTCCCACAACCCAGCAAACACCTAAAGCCATTCTTACTCTTACTCACAATGGTAAGACAGTTACTATTGGCTTCTACACTAAGACCTATGATGAAACAGTGGATGGTGCCAAGACCTTTGATGCTATCTTCTCGAAGCAAGGTAACACAATCTTCTGCAATATCAAGGGTACTGGTAAAACAGATGTACTTGAAACTTCTCAGGTAATCACCTATAAGAATGCTGATACAGTTAACCGTACTTCGGTAGACTACTTGGCTTTCTATCAGTTCCTGAGTAATTCTAGTTATCTGGAGCCGGTAGTATTAACTTCTTCACTCTCTAGTAAATCAATCTCTGGAGTAGCTAAGTGGTTGGCCGAGGAAGTAGATAACTCAGAAACTGCACTCACTCTCAAGGTGGGTACTGCTGAACTGGCAGATGGTGGATCTACTACCTTTATCTCACAGGTTGGTTCATCTGGTAAGGATCCTACGGTAGAGCAGTGGGTAAGTTCTTTGGAATCTCTCAGAGACTACACGGATATTTACCAGGTAGCTTGCTCTCACATCAGCCAGCATCTTACTACGGATACTGATGTATATCAGGTACACAAAGCAGCTAAGGAATTGGCAGATGAACTTGGAGAGTTCGCTTACTACATTGAAGTTCCTAAGTATACTACTCATTATACCATTGGTACTACAGTAAGAGACAAGGCTAGTATCCTTACTTGGACAAAGACTTGCCAGAATACTATTGGTTATTCTAAGAACGTAGCTTACTTTGCTGGTGGTATCAAGTACAATGATGATAACGGTATCTTGGTAGATTCAGATATCTTGGGCACTATCATTGGCTTAGGTGATAACTCGGCTGCTAACTATGGTCCCTGGTTGAGTTTTGCTGGTATGAATAGAGGTCTGATTACGGATGGTAATGGTTCTTCTTGCTTGAACTATGGTTCTCCTTCTAGATACTCGGATCTCAACGAGCTGGCTAATGCAAGCATTAACATGATCGTTGTAAAGGATACTTCCACCCTGGGTAAGAAGACAATGCTTTGGCACTGTTTCACTTCTCAGGTTAAGCAGGACAGCTTCAGATTCCTGAGCATTGTTCGATTGGTATACTACCTTAAGAAGTTGCTCAGACCGATTCTGGAAAGCAAGATTGAGGAACCCAACTACATCCCCACTTGGAGAGATATTTATCTCTTAGTAAAGCCTCAGCTGGATGATCTGGTAGAGCAGGAAGCTATCTCGGAATATACCTGGCAAGGTGATCAAGATGCTTCTGGTTACAGCGATCTGCAGGTTAACAACGAAGCAGATGTCCGTCAGGGTAAGTACAAAGCAATCCTCAAGTTCAAGGAGATCGTACCGATGCAGGAGGTTACTATTTCTCTGGTAATCGATAAGGCTTCCAATACAACTTCAGTAGAGTTAACAGAATAAAACAAATAGGATATGGCTAAAATCAATAATCCACGTAAGGCTTTCAATTGGTCTATTGCATTTCCTAAGCACCCTATTAGCTCCTACCTCTGCCAGAAGGTAACTCTTCCGGATGTAGAAGTTGAACAGGTGTCACACGGAGATACAAACCATGACATCAAGACAGCCGGTAGGGTTTCGGTTGGAAATCTTACAATCGAGAAATTATGTACCACTTCTGGTTCTGATACTTGGCTCCATGATTGGTTAATGGCTTGCCAGGATATCACACTGGGTGGTGGTAACGTTCCTTCTACCTATAAAGAGACATGCGTTATCTCGGAATTAGCAGAAGATGGTAGCTCAGTTCTTAATACCTATACACTTACAGGTGTATGGCCTTGCAAGCTCAGTGGTAATGAACTGGATCGATCCTCTTCGGATAATATCATCGAGAAGGCCGAGTTCTCTGTAGATACTATTGAAAAGGTTTAATTCTTTGCCATCATTGGTTAGGAGGTGGTTGGGGGGGAGTTTCCTTTTTGGGAGGCTCCCCTCTTTTTATTTACTCTAAAAATTTCAAACTATGGAACTAAGAACAATTACATTCATTGTCCCCTCAGGACATCAGTTTACAATTCGTGAACAAAATGGAGAAGACGAGGATATCCTCTC